TTTAAAAATGGTAAAACTTTCCGTAGAAAGTCCTCATTATAAATCAGGTTTTTTAATATCGTCTGTTCCAGTTTCATCCACTATTTCCTGCTCAATATTGTTTGACATTAATTCTACAAGTAAATCACCAAGATAATTTTTAAAGTCTGTATCTTTTTCCAGCTTTTTTGGTTTATCAACTACTGATTCTAACACATCATAAGCAAAAAGTAAATACATTTGTTCATTTTCTTCTTTGAACTTTACCTTACCATATTTGAATACGGTATCTTTATATGGTCCTTGTAAGAACCTTATGTGTACCGCTGTTGAATCATCTTTAGGATAAATGAAACAATAATCTGTACCTTCAATCATATAGAGACCTTAAAGATATTGATGATTCGAGATCCTCAGAACGGCCTTTATCTTCTTTTCTAGTAATCACTACACAAGACCCGTCCCAATCAGATTGTCCTCGGCCTTCCCAATGTTCTGGACCATCGTGATTTATTTTTTTGTATTGATTATCAATCATTATTCACCTCAAATCTTTTTTCTTGTATGGTCTTTTCTTTCCATACTTTTCTAGGGTTACCACACATTACACATTCAGGATTACCACAGTCCATTGCATGGTGTTTGGCAAATTTGTGTGGTTCATCTACCGGCATACCATGTGATTTGGCAATTTTAGTTTGTTTCTTAATTTGATTTTGAGTTTTTTGAATACGCTTAGAATGTTTTAATTTAGCATCTTCATTACTCATCATCTACTCCGTTCGTTGTCTCCACTTCAAATGCTTGGTCAACATCTCCTTGCATAATATTACCTGAAGCAATTTGGTAAGTGTTCTGCACAAAATCTTGGAAGGATTTTTGTTTGAGAATTGGTAACCAAAAATCTGATGATTCGGTTTCTTTAATGCGGTATTTTTTATCTTCTATAACACCATCGGCGTCCACTTTGCTGTACCAACCATTGGACGGCTTAACAACATGACCCGATTCAAGAGCAAGGTCAAGTAACCCACTCCACTTACTAATGCCACCATCGTGACGAACCGTAACAGGAATTTTAGACTTTTCTTTAACATATCGGGATTTCTCTACATTAATAATGAAGTTGTAACCAACAACCTCAGTACCTTCTTTTTCTTGCTGGCGTCCAATAATAAAGATATTATCAGCAGAATAGTATGAACCCGTTCCACCACCAACGATTGCTTTAGGGAACATACCAATTTCCATGTAGGTATGATTTACTACAATCATTGGAATATCTTTAAGATTTAAATGAGGAGTTATCATTCTGAATAATGATTTCACTTGTTTTGCTCTTGACATATCGGCAACAGACTTTTCTGCCAAGGCATCTTCAACTTCTTTCTTTGAAGCCAAATTACCAATCGAATCAATAATAATAATTAACTTATCATTACGTTCTAATTGGGTTAATTGTTGCATAACATCAAACTTTAATTGTTCAATATCAGTAAGAGGTGTATGTAGAACTCTACTGGTATCAATACCAAAGCTGTCAAAATAAGACTGAGGAGTGCCAAACTCCGAATCATAGAATAGTAACGCTGCATCTTCATATTTGTCCAAATAACTTTTTGCCATCAATAACGAAAAGGCGGTCTTAAAGTGTTTTGATGGACCTGCCCACATTGTAAGACCGGGTGTTAAACCACCATCTAATTTACCGGACAACGCCACATTAATAATGGGAACTGCCGTTGGTATCATATCTTTGTCAGTAAAGAACTTTGATTTAGAAAGAATTGCTGATTCTTTAATACTACTGTTCTTTTTAATTTTATCTAATATACTCATAATTCACCTTTTTAAAAGTCACCACCATCTAATCTTTTTTCTTTAAAAGCAAGTTCTGCTTTCTCATCATATTTACTTATGCGATCCGCCTCACGCCTCGGAAAGCCCTTCTTTTTATTTTTAGGTGCCTCATCCTCCTCGATTGCAACCAAGTTCTCTTTGGGGATTTCAACCGTATTACTCGGCGATTCTTTAACTGGCGAAACTGTTTTTCGCCTCTGCTTAGTAGGCCTAGGTACCGAAATGGGAAGTGAACTCTTGCTTCCATATTTTTCCTTGTAAGATATGTTTCCTGCTATCAATAATAACACAGCTAGAGGGTCAAATACAAGCATAATCATGAAGATTACCAGTCTTACAGCCTTATCTAAGGCACCGTCACCACTACCAAAGAATATGTCTGCCACATATTTGATTGGACCAACATCTGCCACTAATTTATTTTCTTCTTTAAGAAGTGGTAACTTTTTCTTGTTGATTTCGGCCAATTCTTTTTGTGTTGTTTGAATCTGTCTATCAATTTGAACAGAAGCAGTTTCAGGATTACCGGCACGCTTGAGTAAATATTCTAGTCGTTGTTCGGCAATCTTCTGTTGTGAATTGAGTGTTTTGAGTTCGGCAGTATTTGCACCAGCATCTAATGTAGAATCAATATGTGATTTGGCCAAGAAACCAAAAATACCCATTGAAGTAATAAACATTAAGATGACAACGGCAGCCGTCAAGTATGACTTCAATAAAATATTAGTTTTCTGCCAATTATTATATAGCCATGATGCAGTAATTAATTTGGCAAATTCAAGTGTTGAACCCATAATAACAACTGGCCAAAATGCGCCAGAGAATATGAGTGCAAGACCAATAACTGAATAATAAGCAGCAGTACCAGATAATAAGAATGCCGCTAAGAATGTTAATATGATTAGTATCATGAGAAGAAATCCTCTATTGAACTTGTTTTTTCTGTTTTCCAGCCCATACAATCCAGAATAACTTTAATTGGTTCTAAGAATGCCTTATCAAATTGCATATCATAATCAATATACTCTTGCAATTCGAATTCTTTTGGTAAACGAGATGGATACGAAATGACCGTATCTTTAAATGGATTAGGCATCTTTAGGTAAGTAAACTTAACCTTTTCACCTTCTTGAATGAGTTGATATTTCTTGGTTAGATTCTTTTGTTTTAGATTGTGATTATAAAGAATGGCACCTTTAACATGAATTGGTGTTCCTTTTTTATACAATGTTAATGCATCAGAATAGGTATTTAGGCCATTAAGACCACGAGGAAAAGAGATTTCTTCTACAGGTAATGTTTTGAATTCTTTTCTAAAATCTTCAATAAATTTATATACATCTTCCTGTGTACCATTTACCATTAACTGAATGGCTTCTTTCATTCTCTCACGGATGGCAGATGGTGTCGATGATTTAATCATTTCAAGACCCATGACTTTCATCTGTGGTTCTTTATATTGAACACCTTCATTATTATACACATTCAGAATGTATCGTTTCTTGGCAGTCCAGATGCCTTTGTTGGATAGACCTTCTCGTTTCATTTCCATTTTTTGCTGATAGGCGTGAACATACTCAGCCAGTTCTTTATATGACTTATCGATATATGGTTGAATCTTTTCTTCACAGATTTTATCCATGAGAGAGATTACCTTCTGTTTGTCTGATGTGTCTTTAATAAATTTATTGACGAGCTCGCCCATGCGCAAATAGATTGAATCAGTATCAGAAGCAATTACATAATCCTTATCTTTTGTATCAAGTATCTTGTTCATCCAAAGGTTAATTTTATTTTCAATCCAACGAATACTTAATTGGCCAGCAGTAGTGACGCCAAGAGCCATCCGCAAATCGTAGAAACGGAAATACTGAGAACCCAAAGCACCGTAAGCAGAATTAAGGGAAACTTTCTTTGCCAATTGTATGTTGTTGTATTTGGCGATTCGTTTTTCAATTTCATATTTCTTCGAGCTATCCGTTTCATTTTCATACTCCTGTTTTGCTTGTAACATCAATTTCTTAAACTTACTTCTGTCTGTATACATTTCTTCCATCATCTTAGGCAAGAACCCCCGAATATCGGTACGAAAGAATTGGCCATTAGGTGTTAGTGTTGCACCTTCTAACTGTGATGTGTTGATTTCTTTTCTTAACATTCTATCAACAGAAACACCTTGTTCAAGTATCTCACGCATTGCATCAGTATAATTCTCTGGTTCAATAAGAGTTTCTGGTGAAATATTATATTGCATCATCAAATGTGGATACAGAGAGTTTAAGTCAAATGAGGCAACCCAATCATGTAAACCAACTTGCGGTATTTTAACATAGGCACCTTCAAATGCTGCATCTTTATCTTTGACCACTCGTGGTGGAACAATAATATTTTTCTCACGCAAGTAAGAATAAGTCATCGCATCCCACATACGAGTTTGTGCAAAAATATCTTCATAGTTGGATTTTGTATCGTAGGCCAGAGTTACACCTAGTTCCAACAGTTTTAATTTTTCTTCAAGTCGAACAATCAACTCAACGTCTTTAATGTTATACTCAATAAACTTTTGATAGTTTAAACGATACAAGGCATGTAGATTATCATATTCATCATAGGCAATCTTACCTTCACCCAATTCAACCTGTGCAATGTTATCTAAACGATATGATTCTTGTGACTTACCGCCTGGTGCATACCATTTGTACAGTTCAATATAATCGAGTGCTGCGACACCAACAATGTCATAAGCAATTAGTTCACGGCCATTGATTCGTGTTTTTCTTTCGGTAAGATATTTCCAAGGAGATAAGGTTTTGGTTTCATCTTCACCTAGAATTTTGCGGAAACGATTGATGATGTATGGTACGTCAAAGAACTTGGTGTTCCAACCAGTAAGAATATCAGGACATACTTTTGTCCAGAGTGCCATGAATTGTTTACATAAAGAATATTCATCTTTACACTTCACATAAACTTCTTCACCTTGCGTGACATAATCACCACAACCAAACACATAAGTTTTGCCGTTAAGATACTTAATTGCAATTGCTGTGATAGGTTCGTTTGCTTCATATGGATCAGGAAAGCCATTTTCTGAACCGACCTCGATATCGATTACAGCAATTAAGACCTTATCTTGGTCATAGTCAACCATGCCTTGGTGTTGATCGGCAATAAAGGCATATTCAAATCGTGTTTGGCCATAGACCTTAGAGGCACCAGACACACCATCGAATTGCTTGATGTAATCTCTTGCCTCTTTAGTTGTACCAAATACTTTTTGATCTAGATAATCACCAGTAAGTGTGGTGAAATTAGTAACTCGTTTGGATGGTAGAAAAAGAGAAGGAGAATATTCAATTCTCTGTTTTACTCTTTTGCCATCCTGAATGCCTCGATAAAGTATATTACTACCGAAACATTGAACATTAGTATAGAATGATGAACTCAATTTAGCCTGTAATTAATTGTTTTGTTGGAGGAAGAACGATACCAGAACCGAAAATTTGATTGTAGTTCGTGATAAAATCTTCCGCAGGAACATAGGAGTATACTACATTCTTCTTGGCTAAGGCAACCACCGCACCTGATTTTTGTTCGGCATGAATGGGAAATGGTGCGAATCCGACACTTGGTTTACCATCAGGACCACGAACCACAGCGATACCAACAGGATTGGTTATCACAAATTCAGTTTCGGATTCAGACTCAATTTCTCCAAGAACATCTTCACCAGTTATTAGTTTAAGTGCTAAAATTTTCATAGTTATTATCTCCAGAGCGAATATATTTAAAAGTTGTTTAATGCACATCAAATTAGTATAAATAAGTATGTATTGAAACTTATATTGATGATTTACTGATTATATAACAATAACCAACGATTGTCAATATAAAAATGGACTTTTTTAAGATTGTTGCCGAATTAGGTTTCCCAATAGCCGCTGCGTTTGCTGCAGGTTATTTTGTGTTCCTAACTTTAAAATTTATTCTGGCCGGTGTTACCGGTTCTGTCAAAAGTTTAAGTGGTATTATTACCGCCTTAGACAATCGTGTTAAAACAATGAACCATGATGTTATCAGAATTGATACTCTAATGTCAAGCGCTATGGGTGTCAAACCTGATATCGACCGTATTGCTCGTGCAGACGGCAAGAACGATGCTAGGAGAGATTGATGCCCGCTTATCTTGAATTAGACGATTTGGAAGATTTGGTTATTCACTTCCATGACGTTGCCAGAATGATAGAACGTGAAATAGGTACTGGTGAATTGACGAAAGACATTAGAAGTTGTGGTGACCGATTAAAAGAATTACTCAAAGAAAGAATAGAGTAGTTGATGTATGTTGATGGTTACCTACTTTTAGTAATTTATTTGATTGCGGTGTTAGCGGCAGCAATTAGTGTATACGCTTTATGGACTTTAAAAGAAGTTGAAGAACAGTTAAAGAAAAAAGATAAACCTAATAAACCTAATAACGCTTGGGATCATTATCACAATACTGCAAATCAAAAAAAAACATTCTAAAGATAAAGCAAAAGGTTATTTCGATAACCTATAAGGAAATATTATGGATTTAGTAGAAATAGTTAACAAATATGGTTTTCCAATTGTTGCAGCTGGCGGCATGGGATACTTCATTTATTATGTGTGGACTTGGGTAACAAAAGAAATTAAACCTGTATTGAGTGAAGCAAGTTCGGTATTAATTGCTTTGATTGACCGTGTCAGGATGTTAGATAATGATTTGATAAGATTGAATCAGAAAATTAACATCGTATTAATGATGCGAGAAATTAAAGAAGATGAAAAACACAAAAAAGATTCTAGTAACCCTCCTACTGATTAGTTCAAATTTATACGCAGCTGAGTTAATCCACCAATTTAATTCTCCATCCTTTAGTGGTATTGGTTATTCCAACCATGTTATAACCATTGAGCAATTAGAATCTCAACGCAAACAAAAAATAAGAGATGAAGCTAAATCGGCAGCTGATGCAGCTGAACGGGCAGCAAAAAATACCAATTTAGCTAAATTTTTAAATAATGTGGAATCTCGCATTTACGCACAACTATCAAAACAGTTGGCCGACCAAATGTTTGCCGAAGGTGGTGCAACACAAGGAACAATGGATTTTCAAGGCACACAAATGTCTTGGGTTAACCTTGGTTCGGAAGTTCAACTAACAATTACTAATCCTGATGGCACACAAACAATAGTAACAGTACCTATTGGAACATTTGGTTTCTAAATGAAAAAAACACTTATAGTTTTAACCATTTTATTTTTAACAGGCTGTGCTCAATTGCATATGCACTTTGCACAAGAAGAACCTGTGGAATTAAAACCAAAAGAAAATTTAATAACCAAATTACCAAAGTTGGATGGTCCACCAATTACTATTGCAGTATATGGTTTCTTAGATAAAACAGGACAAAAGAAACCTGGTGATAAAATCGCATTGTTCTCTAGTGCCGTCACTCAAGGTGCAGAAGTATTCTTAATTAAATCATTACACGATTCACGAAATTGGTTTAAAGTGGTTGAACGAGTTGGTTTGGATAATTTAATTAAAGAACGACAGTTAATACGCAACCAAAGAGAAGTCTATGAAGGCAAAAATGCTACGCCATTGAAACCAATGACGGTTGCTGGAGTAATTATTGATGGTGGTATTATTGGTTATGATAGTAATATACGAAGTGGAGGTAATGGTGCTCGATTTCTTGGTATTGGTGGTTCACAACAATATCGAGTTGATGAAGTAGTTATCTCTCTTAGGTTGATTAGTGTTAATACCGGAGAAATATTAATGACAAATGCCGTGTCAAAAACAATTTTTAGTACGGCACACAATGTGGGTGTTTTTCGTTTTGTTGACCAAGGAACGAAATCGCTTGAATTGGAAAGTGGTAATGCTTTGAATGAACCCACAACATATGCAGTTCGAGTAGCAATAGAACAAGCTGTGTATGACATGATAATTAATGGAGAAAAAAAAGGTCTTTGGAAATTTAAACAAGAGGAAAAATAAAAATGAAACTTAAAGCAATTGCTCTAATTATGGCGATTCTTGGGTTTAATTATGCTGTAGCAAATGATGTTTATGTTGAACAAGTTGGTAGTAGTTCAACCGTAACAATTACACAAGAAGGTACAGGTAACCAAGCTGGAAACTCAACCGATTCACTTTATATTGGCTCTGGATCCAATGTCGTTACAATTGACCAAATAGGTGACAGTAACATTTTAGCCATGGTTGTTAATGGCGCTTCGGCCGATGTAACAGTTAACACCACGGGTAGTGGTAATCAACAAACGATTGATTGTGGTACAACTAGCTCTGCTGGATGTTCTGGTAGCACAATCACGCAAATTGTTGACGGTGATGATAACACCATTACACAAAGCTTAGGTGCAGGTGCAAATCACACCAGTAACATTACAGTAACAGGTAGTGATAATGCAGTAACACATACCAGCACCGCAACTGGTACAACATCAATGAACGCAACGATTACTGGTAGCACAAATACTGTTGGTGTTACACAATCTGGAATGACTACACAAAATGTTACGATTAACTCAACTGGTAATAGCAACACTATTACTGTTAACCAGTCAAACTAATTTTGCAGCTGTAGGCAAAGTTACGGAACAATCTGGTCCAACAGAAATAGTTCGCAATAAAAAATCAATACCTAGTGTGATAAACACTGGTGTTGAAATGAATGATACAATAGTGACAGCGAAAGCGAAAGCCAAGCTGACTTTTCAGGACAACACGACAGTCAATATTACCGAACAATCAAAATTGGTAATAGATGACTTCGTGTATGATCCGAATAAGGGCACAGGAAAACTGGCAGTTAAGGTTGCCCTTGGTACTGCACGATATACTTCAGGTCAAATAGCTAAGAATAGTCCACAATCAGTAAGTGTTCAAACACCAACTGCTACGGTTGCAGTTCGTGGTACAGACTTTTCAATGACCGTAGATGAATTGGGTCGGTCTCTAATTATGTTATTGCCATCATGCGACAAAGATAAAAAGAAATGCGTTACTGGTGCCATCGCAGTTAAAAATGATGCAGGTGAAGTTTTTATGAATGAAGCATACCAAACTACTTTAGTTATTTCAACAAGTATATCACCATCGGCACCTGTTATAGTTAACATAGACCAAGCCAACATTAATAATCTTTTGATTATATCTCCACCAAAAGAAGTCAAAGAAACTTATGTTGAATCTAAAACGGCTTTAGATGTAAACTTCTTGTCCTTAGACCTTTTAAAATTTACTGGTTTAGATGAAAATCAACTAGAAAACTTTAAAGAGCTGGACATGAATTTATTGGACATTGATTTATTAGGCAATCTTTTGGATGCTGAAAATGCGGCGCTTGCTGCGAACCAAGAGGTATTATCGGTTGAAACAAAACTATTACCAGGATACAATGCGGCTTCTGGTGCTCGATACTTTCTTAACGATGACCAATCCAAAATAAGTTATTGTAAATATGGTGGTAGTCACACCGCTTGTGTTATTGCATCGGCAGACGAAAGTAAAACTTTATCATTTAATCAAGATGGTTCACCACTAATACAAAACATCAATAAAGGTGGAGATTCAAATATCACCATAATACAAAGATGAAAAAATTATTTTTGTTTCTAATGATGATATGCAGTATTGCTCGAGCAGATATTTTAGACTTGAAGGTTAGTACCGCACAGATATTTGATGTGCAATGGTATATTTCAGGTAATACATTGTATGCCAGTGGTTTCAATTATATTTACGCTTCTGTGAATTATGCAACACAGACTACTAGTGCGGCCCGTTGGACTGCGGCTCAAACAACAGACGCTGGTGCTAACGGCCGTTATATAGGATTCTTCAACAGCACAACCAATCCTGGCACTTACGGTATGGCCGTGTTCAATAGTAATGGCACCAGATACAAAACTATCAACAACACCGGATCGTTTAGAGCGTTGGCCAACGGCGCCATCTTTTATAACGGTAACGGTATGTGGGGTACATTAATAACTACGGGACAAGGTTATAACTACGGGCAAAGCGGATCGTGGGCAGTGACGCAGAGCAATCCAACTAACACACAATTGCAAGCTTATGTTCCTCCAAGTTCAACACCTTTATCTGCTGGCCAAACCGCAGCACCTCCAGCGCCAACATATTCAGCCACAATAACAACAGAACAACAAAATAAAATTAATGAGGCACGAGCAAGACAAACATATAAGAATGAAATTAATATTGACCAAATAGGACATTACAATAATATTGATGTTATACAATCTGGATATTATCATTTAATCGATATTAATGTTAATGGTGATACAAATCTAATTGATGTTGCACAATACGGAATCAAAAACTATGCCAAAGTTCAAACAACAAATGGCAATAATAATTCAGTAAATATATTTCAACACAATACAGGCGGCGCTCAGGTACTTGGTCATTTCTCGGAAACATTAATTTCTGGAAGTAATAATACAGTAACTTTAAATCAAACGGGTGATGGAGAAAAAAGAAATTTTACTAATGTAAGTGGTAATTTAAATACCATTAATCATTTACAAAATGGCACCGGTACAAAATACTCTGACATAAAAGCCACTGGAAACGGCCATACGATCACACTAGACCAAAAAGACGGTGGTGCTCACGCAGCTCGGATTGAAGTAACAAATAATGGCGGAGCTTCTACTGTAAACGTATCTCAACAAGGCAATACCAATCAAACTTATTCTGTTCAACAACTTTGTGCTACCGTAAGTGGATGTTCAGTCGGTATTCAACAGCAATAAATAATTTACTATGAAAAAAATATTATTCTCTCCATGGACGGCCGTAATCACATTGTTGGTATTACTTGCAATCCGGATTGCAGACCCTATGTTTTTGGAATCTGTTCGACTTCGTTATTTTGACCAATTAATAACCTCAAAGGAGACAACTGTATCTCAACAGGTACACGTTGTAAACATAGATGACGAAACTATTCGACAAAAAGGACAATTCCCGTTCCCTCGTAGAGAATATTCCAAACTTATTACTGATGTTTATGCTCGTGGTGCTGGGCTGGTTGTCTTTAATATCTATATGCCTGAGTCTGACCGTTTTGGCCAAGATTTGGATTTAGCACAAACTTTTAAAAAATATCCTGTTGTATTACCACAAACAGGAACAAATGATAATTTAAAATCAAAATATCCACCATTCAGGCCAGGTGTTTCTGTGATTGGTGGTGAAGATGTAGGAATAAAATATGAAAACATTGAACCCAATATACAACCATTCAATTCAACTGCTGCTGGTATTGGTATTGTTAACACCTTACCAGAACTTGATGGCGTTACCAGACGAGTTCCTATGGTCGTCAGCTCACAACAAAAGTTGTATCCGAGCATTAGTCTTGAAACATTGCGGGTCGCAAGTGGAGACCCAAGCTTCCAAGTCAAAGTCACCGAATACGGAATCGAAGCCGTCAGAATTCCAAAATTTGGTAAAATTACAACAGACAACGTGGGTCGAATTTGGGTTGACTGGTCAACAAAACCAATTCAACATAGTGCCAACAACTTACCCAATGATTTCAAAGGAGGAATCGCCATCATCGGTGTTACCGCAAAAGGTCTTAACAACCCTGTCGGAACATCTATGGGGGCAGTCTATCCACATTATTTACAAGCAGCTGTATTAGATACTGTAATTTCAGGTACTAATATATCTCGAACAGATTATGCTGACGGTGCAGAAATATTATATACATTTATTGCTTGCCTATTAGCTCTTTTCTTTACGAGATATACACATGGATACATTGCACCAATCACGATTGCCGTATTTACTTACTTTGGCACCAAGCAATTATTTTTGGGACACCAGTACCTTTTTGATGCTGTATTTCCTATACTCACCATTACGCTTTGCTACGCTCATGGATACACAGTCAAATTTTTGTCCGAGCTCAAACAAAAGCTCCAAATCAAAAAACAATTTGGAACATATTTGTCTCCAGCACTAGTAGAAAAATTGCAGAAGAATCCAGAACTGTTAGTTCTTGGTGGAGAATCAAGAGAACTTTCTATTATGTTTACGGATGTTCGTGGATTTACAACAATTTCCGAACACTATGGTAAAGATGTTCAAGGTCTTACTAAGATTATGAATCGATACATGACTGCAATGACAGCAAAGATTATAGAGAACAATGGAACATTAGACAAATATATTGGTGATGCTCAAATGGCATTTTGGAACGCACCTGTAGATGAAACCAATCATGCTAAGATGGCAGTTAAAACTGCATTACAGATGATGAATAGTTTGGATGAATTCAATAGAGAAATTGAACAAGAAGGTATTCCTGCTTTTGGTATGGGTTTAGGTATCAATACAGGCACCGTTGTTGTTGGTAATATGGGTTCAAGTCAACGATTTGATTATACTTGCCTTGGTGATTCGGTTAATTTGGCATCAAGACTTGAAGGACAAAGTAAACCCTATGGTGTTAAAATTATTCTTGGACCACTCACAGCTGAACAAGTAAAGGATGAATATCCTGTTGTTGAATTGGATTGTATTGCAGTTAAAGGTAAAAAAGAAGGAGTTAAAATATACACTTTAGCTCCAGATAATGAACTACACCAACAATGGTTGAATTTATATTATCGTGGTCAATGGAACAAAGCATTGCTATTAATAGAACAACTAATTAATGTTACTCCGGAATTACAACATTATTATGAAAACATGTCAGAAAGATTAAAAGAAGGAGTACCTTCTAATTGGGACGGCACATATCGAGCTACGAATAAATGAACATTATACTTTACACACTCATAGTAACACACATAACAATTATATCAGTAACGCTATATCTACATCGTAGTCAAACACATCGTGGAGTTACATTTAATCCTGTAGTAAATCATTTTTTTAGATTTTGGTTATGGATGACTACTGCAATGGTTACCAAGCAATGGGTAGCAATACACCGTAAACACCATCAGTATAGTGATGTAGAAGGAGACCCACATAGTCCTAAATTATTTGGCATTAAAAATATATTATTTCGTGGAGTTTATTATTACTATGTTACGGCCAAAGATGCGAGAATGACATTATCTTATGGTAAAGGAACACCAGAGGATTGGATAGAGAAAAATATATATTCAAAATATAACTATGCCGGTGTTTGTTTGATGTTGATAATCAATGTCGTATTATTTGGATGGATTGGTCCTATAATTTGGTTGATTCAAATGTTATGGATTCCATTTTGGGCAGCTGGTGTTATCAACGGAATAGGACATTGGTTTGGGTATCGTAACGGAACAACTAGAGATAATTCTCACAACATACTTCCAATAGGCATTTGGATTGGTGGAGAAGAATTACATAACAATCATCATTTGGATCCAGCAAATCCAAAATTGAGTAAGAAGTGGTTTGAATTTGATGCTGGTTGGTTCTACATTAAAGTATTAGAAAAACTCAAACTAGCAAAACTTAAGCATTAAAAGAAGAACCGCAACCACAGGTAGATTTGGCATTTGGGTTACTAATAACAAACTGTGAATTGAATTTTTCTTCTTTATAATCCAATGTTGCGCCTTGTAGATATTGTGAAGAAATTATATCAACGACCACTTTGATGCCTTCATTTTCAATCACAAAATCATCTTCATTAATTTCTTCATCAAAAGTAAATCCATATTGATAACCAGAGCAACCGCCGCCTTGCACAAACATTCTTAAAGCTCCATTTGGTAGTTTTTCTTCAACCAACAAATCACGAACTTTATTAATTGCACTACTGGTTATTTGAATCATTTTGTTGTTCTATCCGTTTAAATTCTTCATCTTCTGCAATAGCATCATCAATTTCTTTTGGTTCAGGTGGTTCAACACCAGTGCATGAACCCTTATTTATGAACCACAACTCCATGGCTTGTTGACGATACTTTTCTAAATCGGATGTCATCGGCCTCTACCCACCTTTCGCATTACAGTCATCTTAGGAACAAATGTTTGTTTTGGTTTTGGTGTAGGTGGAGTTTTTGTTTTAGGTAATGTTATTGCTGGCTTTTTTGGTTCAGTCATAATATCTCCTTGTTGGTTGCGGGGGAAGGAATCGAACCTACGGCCCCTGGATTATGAGTCCAATGCTCTACCTCTGAGCTACCCCGCTTCAGTATATATGTTGAAAACTAAAATGACTTTTTTATATCTTGAAATCGTAGGAAAAAATTTCGGAGGCTCCGACTGGCCAACCTTTTTAGTAAATAAAGATAACTTCGTTGATGGGAACAATATAATTTTCATCTTCAATTTTTACTGCTCTGTTCCAATTTAATAATACTTCATCATCGACTGAAACTTCATCAACTTTAGGACCAAGAGAAACAACTTTTGCACGGTCTGGTGCTTCAGTATGTTTCAATATGATACCCGATTCGGTTTGTTTTTCTGCAGCAATTCGTGTTACGATAATGTTATCTCTTAACGGTTTCATAATTTATTCTTTATAGTGGTGCCTCTTGATAGAATCGAACTAACAATTCAAGATTACAAATCTAGCGTTATACGATTTAACTAAAGAGGCCGAGAGGTTAGTGTTGTAATGCGTTTTTGAATTTTGGCTTTATCTTTTGGTCTGCTAGACTTTTCCAACATATCATTAAGTTGTTTGAGATTGAGAGTTCCTAATCTTGGCTTACCGTTTTTGGTTAACATAGGATTTTTCTTTTTTGATTTCGAAACTGCCATGATATAGTCCTTAAAAATTGGAGCGGTGCCACTGCTATGCTCAGGTAATACAAGAGGGTATCTTATATCGTGCTATCACTCACCGCATGAAACAAGTATAACATTATATAGGCTGATTGTCAATAGTTATTTGTGGTATATTTTTCCATCCTAAAGGTTCTGTTTCAATTTTTGTATCTGGATTACTGACGCCTTCAAATACTTGCCAAAGTTTTTCTTTAATAGCAAATTTGGTAAATAAACCGGCTTCATATCCGTATGCTTCTATTTCCCAAGGTTGGATCCAATAATCAACCGTATCAGAATCAACCCTTTCACCTTTCCAACGAGTCAATTTCTCATTGGTTTCACCATAAACATATTGTTTAATGTGAACAAATTCATGTGCCAAAGTTTTGAGAATATCATAAGCACCAATACCGGGATGAAGTTCTATTTCAAATTCTCTAGGTTTGCCACTATCATTATAATCTTCTACAGAGGCGTATCCGTAAGCATCTAAAGCTTTATTAAATTTTACTCTAACAAATATATTATCTAGCATTTTTTCTGATAACAGTTCTTTAGCGTAAAACTGTGCGGCCCGTTTTACAAACGGCCTAAAGCGTTTTTTATCGGGACATCCAACTATACTGAGTTGCATCTGAGGTTTCTCCTGTAAAAACCAATTAACACTTCTCAAATATTTAGGTACTATCTACTTTTCACCAGGTGAAATTTGTTCTACTAAAATACCACAATGATTTAAGAAGTCTATGCCGATGGTATCTCGATACGAATTACGGTAATATACCTTTTTAATACCAGCGGTATAGACTTGTTTTGCACAATGAATACACGGTGCATGGGTCAGGAACATGGTGGAACCATCTCCAGATTCACTACTCTTGGCCAGTTTAGCGATGGCATTAGCTTCTGCATGGATCACTTCATCCTTGGTTTTGGTGGTAGTTCCCCCATCTTCTAGGTATTCTACCACTTCCTCACATTCGTTGGTCCAGCCAGCTGGCATACCATTATAACCGATAGATATAATTCGGTCATCTTTTACTACAATGGCACCGACCTGTAGTCGTTTTGCAGATGACAATTTAGCAAATCGGTCTGCAACATCCATGTAAGCGTCAATAAATTTTTGTTTCATAATTATAAATTTGGTGGGCCTTGTAGGACTCGAACCTACGACCAAAGGATTATGAGTCCTCTGCTCTAACCAACTGAGCTAAAGGCCCAAGTTACCATAATTGAGAATACTGTTGTGTGTTTAAGATGGCTTTAAAAACCCATCTCCTAGACTTCACGCTTTCATTCTACTTTTGGGATAGTAGAACATCTCCGGATAATGGATGCGGTATTGCTAGGATGGTTAATCTCCCTAACAGTTGGGATTCCTATTTCTTTCGCTCACATTCTCAATTATGGTTGCTGGTTACCAACTTCCGTCATCAAACCAAACACGAATTGTGATTGGTAAAAGTTCTAATATAAAAGCATCTTGTTCCCATGCTTCATTTGTTTTGAAGTATGCACAATGTAATCTCCAATGAAACGGATTTAATTTCAAAGTAATATTGCAACCTGAATATTTTAACCAGTTCATTTTAAGATTTCTGCCGTGAGTTCTGGAATGTTGAATTGACTACGAATATATTTGTCTTTTAACATTTCTGGAATAATTGTATGTGGCTCTTCTAAAAGAAAAGGACACGGTCCGTTCCATTTATTAGTAATCAAAAATGTTTTAAATATCTCTATATCTTTTTTACTTTTTGGATTAAATTTTCTTTTTTGGTTTTGCACCAATTGATGGTTTGTAAGAATAGTCATTTCACATACTCCACATTATCTTTACGAAGATAATGAACCATTTGATATTCATCATTGAATGATTTCACCACAGGAATAAAAGTAATGCCCTCAATCTCTTTGGTTTCCCAATTTGAATAGGTGTAATAGATATCCGAGTTCATTTTTGAACGAACTTTTTTGAGGATGGCTTTACCACCAGTGGTACTGGCAATATAACCTGGTCTTAGATTTTTTTTCATGATATGATTATAACTCAAAAATAGGGGGTTGTCAAGAACCCCCTATATTATTACCGACTTTTTGGATAATTCAACTGTTCCCATTCCTCATCGGTTACGGGCCACCAGTTCATTATTGACTCTTTTCTTTAATGGCAATCTTTTTAATGGTATCTTGAGTCTGCACAAGATTTTCTAACCAAACTTTTAACATACCATTTACCATTTCTGCCTGGTCAATTTCAATCTTGTCAGCCAATGTAAATGAACGTGTAAAGTTGCGGTTAGCGATTCCTTTAAAGAGGAAATTTTCTTCTTCTTTAAGTTCATCTTCTTTTGCAGAGCCTTTAATAACCAATTTATTACCTTCAAGAGTTACTTCAATATCAGACTTGGCAAAACCAGCAACTGCCAATTCAATGACGTACTTGTTCTTGCTTACTTGTTTGATATTGTATGGGGGATACGATGGTACATTCTTTGCAATATTTTTGGTTACTTCTTCAATGTCTTTGAAAAAGTTATCGTAACCAACGGTGAATGGATCCAACGTTTTATGAAAGTCAAATAGACTTGGTAATAGACTTGTAGTCATGTGTAGTGCTCCTTAGTTAAGCGAGTTAATCAAAAATTGCGGTCTCATTGAGCCCCGCACCATTAGTATACTATTATTTATACAACTTGTCAATAGTCCTGTGTTTTCTTACCAATATTATATTTTGGTACTAATTGCCAGTCATCCTTCTCTTTATGTGAAAGAATCTTAATTTGACTGAGGAATATGGGTGGTGGATTTTCAATCTGTTGTTTTCGGACAACAGTTACCAGGTTCCAATCTTCCAATAGCTTTATTATGGCATTCCTACGGGACAAGTCGTTTTCGGTAATATCGGTTGGTTTACCATCTAAGGCAAATAATTCTTTGAAGTGGACAATATAATATTGACCTCTTTTGTGTAGTATATGACACGATTGGAATAAGGTTTGGTCTTTTTTTGAAGCCACTCCAATGCGTGTTAATGTTTCTCTGACTTTGAGGAAATCATCATTCTCATTCAAAGTTACTTCAACTAAATCAGTAATATTAATCATATTCCGCCTTTATCTGTTCTTCTTTTTATTTCAGCGATTTGGTCATCATTAAGAATTCGTAAAGCTTCTTTAGCCTTCTGGTTAGAATAACCAAAGTAGGTCTTTACGCAATCTATGTTCTTATCGGTCTCTGTTTTCTGCCACGGTTGAAATTTCCGTTTCATTGACCTGATGGTATTTAGAAGATATTGATATTGAAGGTCTTTTTCCAACTCTGGATAAAGGTTCATCTCGTTGGCATATAGAACACAATCCATATGATATGACAAGGCACGATTGACCACAAAAGGTGTATAGTCTTTTGCATCAATGTCATCATGTATTACAGACTTCTTGGTTTGAAGTATTGAGGGAATAATCTCTTTGAACAAGTCAGGCATATTAATATCCTGATACGGTATACTTTTGTAACTCAGCCATTTCTTGTTCAGTCATTTTTCTAACTGGCTTTAAAGCTTCTTGTTCTCTATCAATTAGAATCATATTACGACCATCTTTGGTTATATAGTTTCTTGTTTTAAAGTTTTTTGGTTCTACTCTAAAAATCCATCCAGCCCACTTATCTTGATGCCGTGGAGGTGGTACCGAAACAAAATAAAGAACATCAACTGACCTACATTTGTTTAATTGATTTGGTTTAAATGTAAAAGCGTTTTGCATAATAAAAGGTACTTGAGTTTTGACTTCAACTTTTTTATCATTAACTAACAAATCTTTTTCTGAATCAAATTTATCAACAGAAGTTTTAATTCTACAACCTTCTTCACTCAGCATATTAATGATAATTTTCTCTCCGGCTAAACCGAGTTCATTCATCATTTCTTCTTTGGTCATGTTTTTCATTTGAACTCACAATCTACCATGATTTCAGTTAGACAAGCGATGAGATTAATTTCGGAGTCAGCAACAAAGGCTGCTTGATATTGATACTTAGCAAGAACCAAAACCAACTGTGGAACAGATTGTGGTTTTAACGATTCATATAAACTGTCGTATAGTTTACGGAAGATTCTGGCTGGGTCGTTGTCGAGATTGTTGGTGACCCATTTCCTGGCGGCCGCAAAGTCTTTTTCTTTGAGAGCTCGAAGTAAATCAGCAAGTTGTATATCACTAACACTAGAAAGAATACCTTTGTCAATTGTACCAGCAACCGAATATCGTTGAAGTTCATTAAGAATTCTACGATTATCCGGAAAGTGTTTCGTGATAATAGCGGCGACCACTTCTTTGTCGTATGTAACTCCTTCTTGCTGAAGGATGTTTTCAACTCGTTTAAAGAATTGTGCAGCCAGTTTTGGTTTAGAACCATTGATTTTAAAATCGATAACAGAACAACGGGAGTGAATCGGATCAATGATACGATTTTTGAAATTGCAAGTGAAAATGAATGAGCAGTTTGAGGCAAATTCTTCAATGGCTCCCCGTAGAGCAGGTTGAGTTGAATTTGGATTAAGATAATCAGCCTCATCAATGATGATAACTTTTCTGCCGCCCATAAGAGAAACTGATGAAGCATAGTTTTTAATTTTGTTGCGAAGGACATCAATGCCAGACTCGTCAGAACCATTGATGATAATGTAATCGCAACCAACCTCATTACACAATGCTTTAGCAACTGTTGTTTTTCCAACACCTGCCGTACCAGATAAAAGAAGATTTGGTATCTCTTTTCTCTTGACGAACTCCTGAAAAGTTTCCTTGATGCCATCTGGAAGAACACAATCTTCTATTCTAGCTGGTCGATACTTCTCGACCCACAATAAATGTTCCATTTCACATACCTCATAATAAAATATACAACTAAAATACTACTCAATTTGTCCCTGAAGGACACCAACAACATCAATTTGTGATTCTTCTACAACAATATTACCATTCGTTAATCCAACAACAGTTTTACCTTTCATTTCACCATCAGGTAAAACAAATACAATCATAACAAACTTTGGATTAATGGCAACTTTTTGTTGATTGGTTGCATCAGTAAAATATACTAGCATAATTATCCTTCAAATTTAGATTCTTTAGATTCTGTTGCAATCCAGTATTGAATGTCAACGGACTTGTTTTTAAACGAGGCAAGGCCTTTTGATGAAATTTCAACATCATAGGCACCAGGAATCATTTTAAGATTTTCAGTTAAGAATACCATCTTAAATTTCTTTCCGTTACCACTACCTACTTCAATGTGATTTGTGTGAGCAGAATCATCTTTTGCATTAAAGGTTGTCAAAACAATTTTATCATCTTTTGACAATACAGCAATGTGTGGAGATTGTAGAACAGAAGCACTCTTTAATAAATCAGCCAAATCTTCTTTGGCCAAAGAAAAAGCAATGTCAACTGATGGTAAAGAAAGTTCTTTGTCTGGTGCCGTGACAATCATTTCTTTGACTGTCTTACGATAAGTGGTCGACTTTTTTGGACCAAATTTGAAAATCACATTCTTATCATCAAAATCGATTTCCGTATTATCGAACATCGAATGAACCGAAAGAAACTGATTCAAATCATAAACACAAAAGTCTTGTGGGAACTCATCCTTTAAAGATGCTTTGGCAAGAACAGTTTTGCCAGAGGACATGGTACGAATTGTATTGCCTTTTTTAAATTCCATACCAGAATTAATTGAGGCAAAGTTTTTTAATACATCAAGTGTATCTTTTGATAATTTCATTTAAATCTCCATCATGTAAAATTTAATAATACTACATTCAAAAACATTTGTCAAGTTATTCTTTGGAATACTTAACATCATGTTCATACAAAAACATCAAACAACAC